ACCCGGTCGGGACCAGACCATCCTGCCTACAAGCATGGACGCTACGCCAATAACCGCTAGCGTTCGACGGGAGATCCTCTGAGCCTCAGCGGGACGGCTGAGGCTTTTTCATTGGATGCTGCAGCGGCGCCATCCGCAGGCGGTGGATGTTGCCCGGAGCTTCGGCCGGATCATCCAGCGGAATCATCGTGTAATCGTCGCAGCCGTGCTGCTCCGCGAAGGTGGTGGCAGCGATGTGAGTGGCGAACGGTCCGATGTGCCACGGACCGATGCGGAGGATGTAAGTCATGGGAGGAGAATAGGGGCGCCGTAGCGCCCCCGGTGAGCGTCAGGCCAGCGCCCGGTTGTTGAGCATCTCGTTGGCGGTGTTGAGGCGCTGCATCAGTTGGGGGAGGATGTGGAAGTGACGCTCGCGCTTGGCGGCCTCGATCATGCCGAGGGTCTCATTGCGAAACTCTTGCCATTCTTGGCGCTGGGACTTGCGGGCAGGCTTGGCGACTTCAATGATGACGGTCGAAGGCTTGCGGTTGTTGGCTTTCCATGCGGCCAGCTCGGCGGCGGTCATGTTGTCGGTGATGGAGGGGCGGCGGGTCATTGGTCCGGTGCGTTGATGTGTGAACTATACCCCGCCGGCAGGGCACAGTGCCCCGGATGCAGGGCACGTTAACAAACTGTCACACAGGCTGATCAGGTCGCACCCGCTACCGTTTAACCAGCCGGGGCTACTGCCCATGCGGGCGTTCATCGTGGAGATCACCGCCAAGGTGCTGGTGCGCTCCGAAACCGATCCCGACGAGCTGCCGGCTGACATTTACTCCCAGATCGCTGAGTTCCTGCCAAGCGACGAGGACATTCTCGACCTCGAGGTCTACGCCGTACCCCTGCCGCTCGATCTCAGTGGATCAGCACCACATTGATGAGACGCGCCTGGTCACACGGCGCTCCGCCCGTGATCAGATCCACCTCCGCTGGGGTTATCGGTGCGCCTACTGCAACGATCCCCTCGGCCGTAGCCCCACCCTCGATCACGTCATCCCTAAGGTCCACGGCGGCCTGACGGTCCGCGAGAACCTAGTCAGTTGCTGCCTGATGTGCAACAGCCAGAAAGGCCACAAGCCATGGGTCGACTGGTATCGCGCTCAACCGTTCTGGTCGGCGCTCGGTGAGTGGGCGATCGTGCAGTGGATCACCAGCCACTCAGAACATCGTCAACCAGATGGTGGCGAGCAACATGCCGCCTAGCCACGTCAGGCCGAAGATCACCACCGGCGGGTACTTCATGGCCGCAGCATCTGATTGAGGTAGATCTCCGCTTGGAAGAAGTCCGAGCTATACCGACACACGCCACCGACGCAGCTTCGGTAATACACCTCCCCCTTCTCCGCTGGAAGCAGCGTCTCGATATAACCGCCATCGCGATCATCTCGGCTGATCACTTCAGGTCCGAACATTGCCGTGCCTCCTCTCGATGAATCCATGTTTTAAGGTCCGCCACATAATTCCGCAGCACCTGCGCCTGCTGGAGGTGCCATCCATCGCCCGATGCAAACCACAGACGGTTATGCCGGTCGATTGCCTGCAACGATTGATGGATGAGCACATTCCACGGCTCTCGGATTGGCGTGTTGAACTCACGCTTGGACACGGCGACCTGGCGGCCTCTATCAGTCTGCCGCCGGTAATGCCCGCAGGAAGAAGTCACAGCTCGCGGCGTAGCGCCCGCCACTTCGCTTGCTCTCAGGCAGCAACAAATCACACCGTTGCGTGCTCATCTCCCACTGGATGCAGTCCCAGCACATCACGCTGGCGGTCTCCGGCCTGATGCTGGCCACCGCCGCTTGGAAGACAGCCTCAGCACGCAGCAGCGCATCCGGCAGGTGGACGGTGCCGGTATCCACCTCGACTTGGTGCTCAGCCTTCGGACCGAGCATCACGCGCGCGTGCCAGCTTCGATCAGTGCGGTCGCACACCAGCAGCAGTCGGCCGGCGTGCAACCTGATCATTCATCCTCTCCGTAGCTCGGCTGGTGGTACAGCCGCTCGAGCTGCATCGACAGCGGCTCATCGGTCTGCGTAATGTCAATGGGATCGGTCTGATCCCGCACCACGAAGACCATCCGAGAACCGTGGCGCTTGACCACCAGCAGGCCAATGCGCTCGCTGCGGCACAGGATCTGCAGCGCTTGCCGCTCTAGCCAGTTCAGGCGGAGATGTTCGAGCATGACTCCATCTTGGCAATGAGTCGATTCAGATACCACTCCGCCTTGCGGGCATCCTCGAGCGCGTTGCCCTTGAGCCACATGCGGATCATGTATTTGAGCGCCTGCCCCTGCAGGTATGCCAAGACCATGTGCGGCGCATCGGCGATCACCGACTCGATGAAGTCGATGGCCTCGACGGTGCCAGCTTGATAGTGCGGGGGATGGTTGACCAAATCAGCCACGGGATGGTGCTCCTCTCTTGGGTGTGCGTTCAAGGTCGGCCGCCATCTCAGCGGCTGCCCGCAGCATGGTGCTGAGCGGGATGCCACTGATCGAGCGGTCGGCCATCCAACGGATAGCGAGCCTGTAGCCGTGGCTGGCATTGCCGTTGCCGATCTGCCGCGCCATTGCTACTTCTTCGTCCGTCACCCGGATGTTCAGGGTGCGGTTGCGGATCCGAGCGGCTATCGCCATTTGTCCCCCAGGATCTGCTGGCGGCACACCTCGATGGCCTGCTGCGCCTGCTTCTCGGTCATTACCGATTCGGTGGCATCCATCGCCTTGACCACACGGGCGAACAGCTCGGGGTAGCTGGTGTCGCGGAAGTTAGCCGCAAGATCACGGGCGAACTCCTCCCACAGGCCGGTGTAGGTGCTGCGCAGTGGATGGCCGTATGGCAGTTGGTCGCGGCCGCTGCGTTGGTAAAGCGCCTCCATCATGTCGGCGCGGCGCTGGTCGAGTTGTTGCGGCTTCATTCGTTGAGGTACTGACGGAGGTTCAACAATTCAGCGCAGAGCTGCTCCCGGTTCTTAATGCCGGTGGTGCCCCGTAGCTGATCGATGCGAATGTCGATCAGCAGGCGGAGGCGATCACGCTCTGATGCTTGGCCAGCCTTGAAGGTGTTGCTGCCCTCGAGCAGGCTATAGAGGCGGGCGCGGGATGCGTCGTTGTTCACGCCACCTCCACGGTGCAGGATGGCCAGCGGTTCTGCGCATAGCGGATCGCATCCTTCTGCGATTCCGCGCGCGTGATCCACGTCAGTGGTTGCGCGCCTCGGGGATAGATAATCAGGCGATACTCGCGTGTGCGCGCACCATGGCGTGGCCTGCTAATGCCTTCGCCGTAGACACCCTGATCCTCAGGATCTGTGCGCCATTGGAAGGCGATCGGAGAGCTAGATGTAGACATTAGGATCGGTGACAGATTCAGGATTGAGCCATTCGATCTGATTCCACCAAGGGAGCCATGTGTCGGCGGCAATCAGCTTGGCCTCCGTCAGGCTGTGCGCTTGCACGCACTCGACGACATTGGCGGCCTTGATCGTGAAGTAGAAGCGGCGGGGGGTCACTTGCGCACCTCGATGTAGGACTGCGTGCCGGAGTGCGTGGCGCCTGCTTGGTTGCCGGCCTCGATGCCGATCATGGCGAACACGGCCGCGACGACAAGGAGGCAGATGGCGTTGTTGATGCGGTTGATCATGGCGGTGATGGGATAGGTGGAGGGATGCCCCCGAAGGGGCATCTGATCAGAGGGCAAAGGGTTGGATTTCTTGGACTTGGAACTGTGAACCAAGATCAGAAGTGGCTAGCCAAGCCTCGGCCTCTTGACGCGTGTTGAACGCAGGTCCTTCGGGCATGTTGAAGACAATGCCGTCGACTTGGATTTGATTGATGGCTTGGAAGAGAGCGGGCATGGCTGGGAGTGCGGTGGAGGCGTTTCCCTCCGATGTACTAATGATGCCCCATCGGCAGGGCACATCCCATAGTTGTGTGACAGTTCTTCACACGGCCTCGGTGCCGACCGCGATCTCCACCGGCACCCGCAGCACCGGCTTGCTCTGTCCCTTCGCATCAATCCGCCCCCAGCCGACCACCGCCGGGCTAACGGGCAGCTCCACCGTGAACCACACATGACCGCAGTCGGCACACTGCCGCTTCCGCACGGTCACGCCCGGCTCCTTATTGTTCGTGGCTACTGCTCTGACCATCGAGCTGGAGCAGCGCTGGCATTGCATCGGTATCATGCAGGTGTACCCCACTGGTCTAGCACAATGCGGTTCGGTGAGTGGATGCTGGTGGAGCTTTCGCCAGAACAGCAGTTCGAGATCGAAAAACAGGCCCGCACCCTGCTCTCAAGTCCGGATGCGGGCGTTATGGCGGCAGCACTCCTGAAGCAGGCTTGCTACCAACAGCAGCTCCTGCAGCAGGCGGTCAATGAGATCGCCCGCCTCGAGCTGGAGCTGATGTAGCTCAGAACATATCGTCGCTCACGTCGACGACCACGCCATCAGTGGCCGAGGCCAGCTTCTGCGCAGCATCACCGGGATCCACCCAGTCCCGCGGCGGTTGCGCCACGGCGCTCACATAGGCCAGTCCCTTCTGGCTGGTCTTCTTCCAGCCGCTGATCGGCACCTGGACGCTGCCGTATTGGTCGGGCGTCTGGCTCATCACAAAGCGACAGAGCGCATCCAGCTCCTCCACTTTGATGTTCATCATCCCGCTGAAGTCCACCTTGCTTTCAGGCTTGGTCGACTTGAAGATGCTCAGGTTCAGCTTGAAGCTCATGGTTGCTCGTTGGTAACGGTGTTGGCCTGTTCGTATTGCTCCACCCCGGCCAATGGGTAGAGCACGAAGCCTGGTGTGCGGAAATACGCCGGACCTTTGCCTGCCTTGCGCCAGCGCATCAGCGTGTCAGGGTGCAACCCCCATCGCTGCGCAAGCTGGGTGGCGGTCAGGTACTCAGAACAGTTCATCGCTCTCAGGTTCGGGTGCAGGTGCAGGTGCCGGCTTGGGGATGGCGGCGTTCAGATCAGCGACCTGATCGCTCACGGTCACCGGCTCAATGTCGACCACCTCCTCCTGGCTCTGCATCCCCAGCAGCAGATCGCTGGCGTAAAGGCGACCCCAGAACGCTGCGGCGCGGTAGCGGATCATTAGCTCAGGCATGGTCTGCCACTTGCTGCCGCTCTTGGTCGCCCAGCCTTCCTTCTTGGCCATCGCCATCGTGATGGTCGGTCCCTTCAGCTCCTGCCCGCTGGCGAGATCCTTGGCGACCGCGTAACAGGCCAAGCTGTCGCCGCTGCCGCTCAGCTCGAACCGCAGCGGACTGAATCGGCCGCAGCCGTTGACCATCGCGATGATGAAGCTGCTGCTCCACGATGGGCGGCCATGGATCACATGGAGATGCTGCATCGCCAAGAAGGGCGAGATGCCCATCCGGTTGGCAATCTCCAGCGCGACCAAGCAGTTGGCGAACCCCTGCTGGCCTTGAAACTGCGGCGGAATCAGAGTGCTGCTGGCGAGCGCCTTCGCAATCCGCTGAGCATCCTCGAAGGCTTGGATGCCGCTGAACACCGAGCCAGCTGGCTGGGTGGTAGTGAGTGCTGTGTTGGGATCAGTCATTTAAGTGTTAATTGATTGAAGAAGATTTGATGCACTGAACAGCAGCAATCCATTCATTAAAGGCGTCAATTGAACCGTCAACTGTCACCTTTCTGACTTGAGCAGGAGTGATGGGGTGACGGCAAAAAGACCATCCATCATGCCAGTGGTGCCAAGGCGTCTTGCCGATGATGTTAATCCAAGTTCCGTCTTGTAAAACAAATGAGGCAGTTCGGAGCGATTTGCCACCGCTGTATTTAGCACCGGCAGGCAAATCATGGGTTTGGTCAATGCCTTGGTTCAATTCGGCCCTGTTCCATGCCTCAACAAAGCATTGTTGAACACAACACAAGGTCTCAATAATTGCCGGGTTGGTAATGTCAGTTTTTTTCATGCTGCGCAAGAAAAAAGAAGTAATAATCAAAACTCCTGAATGGTTTCAGTGGTCTGCGTGTTGGCCTCGCCAGTCATCCATGCCGGCAGGCTGATCGGTTCAATCCGATCGCTGTAAGTAGGCCAGCGGCCTGATGCCTTGCACTCGGCCAATGTCTGCAGGTCGCGCATGGCGGTTTCGTAGCCGCGCTCGATCATCTGTTCATCAGCGGCATAGACGCCAACCGCAAACGGCGGCTTCTTCTCCACTGCGATAAAGATGAACCCAGACGGCCGCTTGCCAGTGGCAGCTTCCAAGCCTGCTGTGTACCAGCCGGCCTGACAGTGGTAGCGCCACTTCGCGATGCTGCGGCGGAACTCCCGCGGACTGGCATCCTCGGTGGTCTTTAGATCCACCACGATGCCCTCCTTGGTGAGCCAATCAGGCCGGCACTTGCATTGCAGGCCAGTGGTCGGCTCCGTCCACATGTGCGTGGTCTCAGCCTCGCCCGACATTCCCAGCAGCAATGCAGCAGCCGGATGGCCGAGCACTGCTCTGCCCATGTGCATAACCAGATCGGCATCTTCTCGGCTCAGCACGGTGCGGCCGTTGGCCTCAGCCTCGAACGCTGCCCATGCTTCCTTGCCAGCCTTGGTGCGGCGATCAAGGCCATCGGGTGCCACGGTGTATTCGGCATCCCATTTGTGCAGTTCGAGCACATGAGTGTGAACGGCGCTGCCGATGCGCATCGCTGGCGTCGGCTCTGGGATGACGCGCTTCGGGTCGATGTAGCGCGCCCAATAGTGCAAGGGTGATCGCGCGATGAGATCCAGATGCGACTTTGAGATCGCAGGGTGCGCGTGATAGTCGGCGTTCTCCATAGGGTGTGGCGACTTGCGCGATCCTATAGCCTGATGCCGTCAAGTGCAACCCCATGCAGCTCCGCAGCTACCAGCAGCGCGCAATCGACGATCTCCGCAATGCCTATCGCTTCGGCTACCGGGCGCCCCTGCTATGCCTACCGACCGGCGGCGGGAAGACCTGTGTGTTCGCCGCTATCGCAAAGCAGGCTGCCGATCGAGGTCGACGTGTTCTGATCCTGGTTCACCGTCGGGAGCTAATCAAGCAAGCCTCAAGCAAACTCGAGTGGATCGGTGTCCATCACGGCCTGATCGCTGCAGGCATCGAGCCATCGGAGGCGCCCGTGCAGGTGGCCTCAGTCCAGACGATTGCGCGCCGCCTGTCTCGCATCGACTGGCAGCCGGACCTGATCATCATCGACGAAGCGCATCACGCCACTGCAGGCCAGTGGGAGCGCACACTGCAGCACTGGCCATCCGCCTACCGGCTTGGTGTCACCGCCACCCCATGCCGCCTCGATGGCCGCGGCCTCCGCAGTGCGTTCGACCACCTGGTACTCGGTCCCTCAGTCGCTGAACTGATCGACGCTGGCTTCCTCAGCCATTCCCGCATCTACGCACCACCCCAGGTTGCCGACCTATCCGGCATCCGCACCCGAGCTGGCGATTACGCCAACGATCAGGCCGCGGCAGCCATGGATCGCCCCACCGTCACAGGTGACGCCATCGCGCACTACCAGCGGTTCGCTGCAGGCCAGCAGGCGATCGCGTTCTGCTGCAATGTGGCGCACGCTGAGTCAGTCTGCGCGGCCTTCCAAGCTGCAGGCATCGCTGCCAAGCTACTTCTTGGCACCACCATCGACCGCGATCAGGTGGTGCAGCAGTTCGGCGCAGGTGTCGTGCAGGTTCTCGTGACCGTCGATGTGGTCTCCGAAGGCTTCGATGTGCCCGCTGCCAGCGTTGCCATCCTCCTGCGCCCCACCAAGTCCCTCGGCCTCTACCTCCAACAGGTCGGTCGCGTACTCCGCCCAGCGCCTGGCAAGCAGGCCGCACTGATCCTCGATCACGTTGGCAATGTCACCCGCCATGGCTTCCCGGATGATCAGCGTGACTGGACGCTCGACGATGGCATCAGGCGCACCGCAGGCACTGCAGCGCCATCAGTGCGC